TCGAGACTTCCCTCAAACTTCGATTAAGTTAAATTATGCGAAGTTTTACAAGAGCGTAAAAAACCTCAACGCGTATCTGGTTGTGAAGGTACTTCCTGTCAACTACGTACACATTAACAAGTCACGGGATTCCGTCAAGGGTTTAATTGTGGATAACCTACTTATCGTCTGTGTGGCGGTTATATCGTTCGTGAATCGCTTGCTTGCTTAAGCCAAACTTATCACCAATCTCCGAAAATGACATATTGTCCTCATCGTGCATCTCAATTATTTTTTCGTTTTCTTTTGTTTTGGCTGGATATGGCATAATTACTAATTATATTATCGAAATTAAAGGGTTTCGTAAAGGTTTCCTAAGTTTATTCCTAATACTAGGGCTTTTATAAGCAAAGCCGCTTATTTCCGCTTAAAGCGATTTTTTACTCAGGGGTGGTGTGTTTGTACCTACTAAATAAAAAATTAGTGCGAATATTAGTGGTAACACTAGAAAATTCTTATTTTCGACCCGGCCAACTCTAATATGTCGGTTAATCCGGCCCAGGAGTTATTTTCTTCGTCTGAATTATCACCAATTTTGTCATGGTATTCATTTTGCATGACCGGGTTTTTCACATTGTAGTACGTATCGCTACTTGCTGGTGTTGAGTGGCCGAGCATATCCGCCAGCAAAACCTTGTCCATCTTATTGTTGGCACCGCGTTGGCCTAATGCGTGTCTGTATGAGTGTGGTGATATATTTTTCTTAATATTGGCATGTTCGGCGTACTTGGTAATCATTCGCTGTACTGAACGAACTGAAAGTCGATCACCAGCAACGGGTCCACGTGTAGAAATCCACAGTGCTTCGCCATCTAGACTTTCCCGCATTTTCAGATATTTCTCAAGTGCTTTTTTGCAGTACTCTGTAAACGGTACTGTCCTTTTTTCAACGCCATCCCGGCGCTTTTTGGTTGTTACGGTTACGGATTGCTCGTCCGGTAGGTTGACATTGCCAATATTCATTTCTATCATTTCCGAAACGCGAACACCGGTCGACCAGAACATTCTCAGTATCGCCTCGTCTCTCCGGCCGACAACACCGCTGCGTTTTATTGCTTGGTTCACAAGCGCAATGTGTTGTTTTTGTGTTATCGGTGTGTATGATTTTTGCTGAACTTTACTTTTAGTTGGTATTGCGTCCCAGCTAAACGGTAAGTTAAGATCAAATTCTCCTTGCGTATGTGATAAAAGCTTGAACAACTGTCGCAAGGCTACCATGGTCGTATTTATTGTACCCTCTTTTTTGTTTTGTGTGTCTAGGTAGTCCCGAAACCTCATTATATCCGCAAACAGCTCAATGTCTTCGATGTTTTTGTTGCCCGTCCATTCCTCAAATCGTCGTAAGCAGTGAGAGTACGTATTTAGTGTATTGTCTGCGTACTCACCAATACCCCATTTCTTAAAGTACGTAATAGCTTGCGATAACTTCATACAAACAAAACGCCGCCTCCCTCCACCTGATCCGCAACCAAACTTCACAGGTTTCAACGGGAGGCGACGTAGCACACCCTCAGTAAGGGCGTATTCACATCTTACCACCTAATTGAGCCTTGTTTGGTTGCACCGTTTCCGGCTCGCTTGCGCGACAAGGTTTCTAAGACGACTTGTTAATTGATAATATGTATTGTCTAAATATATAGATTGTGCAGTTGTTTGTCAAGAACCGAATTGCCATTACTTCGAATACCTTTTGGCACGGATGTATCCCGAAAGCGCCACAACCGATCCAACGATACCGGCAACAATGCCGATACCTTCAGCCAGACCGGCTTGGGTTAGCTCTACACCAAACTGCTCACCGATAATGACAAACACCGGAATTAATTGTGTGGCAATGCCCTTAACTGTCCGTGATACTTTTCCGCTTCCTGTTGAAGATTTTAATTGTTGCATAATTTAGTTGGTTAAACTCTAAAAAATCGGTCTATCTTTTCTAACATTTCTATCTCGCCGTTGCACGGCTCCTCGGCCGCCCACTCGGCGTAGTGGACGGCATAAAGCGCTGCAGACACTGATGCAATTGCGATAATGAGTGAAGTGATAATCATATACGTTCGTCTAATATAGTTTCCATGTTTTGAATTAACTGCTTCACCCGTCTGTTGACCCGCTCCTGCTCGTCTAACTTTTTGATCATGCGGTCGATCAGCTGTTCCCACGCCCACTTCGGCACCGTATTGTTTTGCATGTGCTTGTATATATAGACGATTACACCGCCCAGGATTAACACGATCGTAGCCAAAATGGCGATAACGGGTTCACTGGATTTTGTGAGGGATTGGAAGATGCCCATATTATCCACTGTGAGCAATTAGTAGTTCAGTGCTAGAAACTGCTTTGCCAACAAATACAGTATTTGAGCCGGGCGTTTTCCCAATATTACCGTCTGTGTCTTGTAGGTAGTACCTTTCTCCCGCAGTGAGACCAGAGAGGCCATTTACTATGTAACCAAACTGAAAATCAACAGGGGTAGAATTTGCCGGTAATAATCCGATACCAATGGTGGTGTAGGCCGGTTTATAAGGACCACCACCAAATGGGTTCATATTTCTTGTTATTGATTTCATTGTTGTGTTAGCAACATCATGTATTTCCGCATTTTCATTATTAGGGTTATACCGTACTCTTCGTGTTTGTCCATCATTACCGCTTGCCGCACTTCCCCAACTATGGAAAACACCACGAACCCATATGCCGTCTGTCGTTTCGGCTTTTTGTGTAATATCACCCCAGGGACTACTTGTGCTCGACTGGTTGTCACCCGTATTCGCATCAGTACTCCCACCGGCATCTGACTGGTTTACGTCTTGGTAAACCGAGAAAATAATAAATCCGGGAGTATCGCTGCCGAAAGATAAATCTTTTGTTTGGTTAGAGTTACTGTCACCAATTGGTGCATACCATAAACTTTGGTTTTCTGCCCCACTACTCGTAACATAATCAACCTTAGTCATTGATGTACCACCCCAATCTACACTACTGGGGTTACTGTTTACACAAACTATCAACGCTCTGTCATTACCAGCATTGGCTGTAGCTGAAAAAGTAGATGATCCATCAGAGCCAGAATTGAGATAGGTTGGGGCTTGCACTGATGTGTTTGAGCCGACAAAACCAATGAACTTAGCAGAGTTGGGGTCTGAAGCGTTTGCAATTGATATGTTTCCTTGTTGGTCAATTAAGACAGGAACTGGTGAGCCGCCGCTATTAATACTGGCTCCGGTAGTTAGTGACCTTGTGTATATATCCACTTCGGGAATAAAAAATTCACCAAACTTACCATCACCCTCAAGTTGTACCACTTTCTCTTCATCATTACCCGGATTACTTGCATCTCGCTCGGATTCTTGTATAAATTTTCCTTCGGTTATTTTGTCGTCAGCATCAAACGTCATAATTTAAGAAAAGTTAATATCATACTCCACCCGGATATCCTGCCCGCTTGATTTATCGACCGCCTGGTCAAACAGCCCGCGAGCAAAAAGCCGTCGGTCATTGGCTGGCGGTGTGAAGATACCAAACTCTGTGTAGGTGTCATTTGGTATTTCGTTATCAGCAATAAAGAAGCTGAAACTGGCTTGGTCACTGCCCTGGACACCGCTGTCGGCGACAAAGTCAGTGGTGAATGTCGGCGACTCAAGATCCGTATCAGTTTCCGTTGGGCTTGTGGTGCCGGTGCCAATCTTAGCGGCGGTGATTTTCGGTAAGATATTTTCATCACCAACCAAAAGCCGGGCTTGCAGGTTCATGCCCTGCCCGTCGACGTTGGTAACGGCATTACTGTTCCACGCGCTTCGGTCTACAACCTCACCGTCTTCAACTAACGCAAACCGGAGCCGCCCGGTAATGCCCACATTGTCTTTTAGATGTCGTTTATACATAATAAAAACGCACCCCCCATTAGGAGGTGCGCGGAAAGTTAATTCGTAACGCTTTGAAGCTTTCTTCAATTATATCATGTTAGCTTGATACCGTCGAAAAGTTCACGACCCCGTATTCCTTGTTCGGATCTTCGTTTGCCGGATCATCTGGTGCAACATAGTACGGCCCGGACTTGGTGGAGGCTGTGGGTGTGCTGTCTTCAACAGTAACCGTATCTTCTAGTTTCCGTAAAGTAAGCAGGCTTTCCTCGCTTGTGTCCTGCACCTCATCATCCAGCAAGTCCTGAAGCACCGACACAATATCGAAGGTTTTTGTTGTCTGTAACGTAACCGACCAGCGGCCGCGATCATCATGCACCATTTGGAAACGGACTCGTTTAATCAGGAAGTCTTCATTGACGCCATCAACGTTAACGTGGACTACCTGGCCGCTCCGTAATCCCGGCTCATACGTATCAAACTCACCTTCGGTAATTTCTTGGGCATACGCCTCCAGTTCAGCTTCGGCCCGCTGTAGTGCCTGGTCTTGGCTGGCAATTGTCTTGTCTTCTTTGTAGAACTCATACAGCCCGTGTTCTTTTATTGAGTCGGCGTTTGATACCTCAACAATGACCGGATACAGCGGATTGCCGGTAATTACGACGGTGTCACCGTCCGTTGGTGCCGTCCGATCCGGAAACCGGACATACTTTTCTTGAAAGCTCCAGAAACAATCAAATGTATCACCATCATCAAGGTTTTCGACACCAACAGTCTGGTCTGTGCCGTTGACCGTTACCTCCGGAAGCTCGGCAAACTTACTGGCCAAGTTAAACGCCTGCCCGCCGATATCAATTTCCGTGGAATCGCCGCCATCAAAGGTTTCGTCTCGCACTTGGCCGGTCTCCTCGCCACCCTTTACCGTCACACGATTGCGGATCTGGGTGATGTCTTTGTTAATACCTAAGGTTCGGGGCAAATACTTCCCGTTGTTTTTGGTGACATCAAACGGGGCCTGGTTTTGATTTTTAGCAAAGAAATGGATCCCCTTGTTGGCATCAATATACCAGCTGTAGTTGGTGAGGTTGGCCAGTTTTTTCAAGGCTTTTGAGAACGGAATGCGGTTGAAGGTGATGGTAGCCACATCAATGTCGCAGTCGACATTCTGGGTCGTGAAGCTTTTTGCATACGTCTTCTGTAAGTCCGCAATTATCTCATTGACGGTCTTATCGTCGTATCGTTCCAGTATCAGCTCCCGATCCAAAAGATGGGTATAATCTTTGCATTCCACCTTAACCGACCCTTTGTTATTGCGCTCGGTCTCGGTGGTTGTTTTCGTTATCACACCGCCAAACTCACGCGTCCCGTCACGTGTTAAAATTGTTTCTTGCCCTGCCTCCGGATAGTAGTTTTGGGCCTCCGGAACGCCTTTTTTCCCGTAGGTCGGGACGGTAAAGCTTAAGCGATCAGCTTTGTCGTTCAAAATATCGGTACGGGCTATTGAGTTTTTCTGAATGACTTCGGTTCGATCCACGAAGGTGCCGCTGTCATCTTTTATCTTGACGGTAACGATCATCGTGTGGAGAGTTTAGTTTCTCGCTTGAGGTCTTCTTTGATGCCTCGTTTGACTTTCTCAATTACCTCACGGCCGGAGACATCGCCGTTTATCGTAATATTTATATTGCTACCGCCAGATGCCATGCGTTTTTTGTGCGTCGGTAAGATTGTTTCGCCAGCATGTACTTTTGCCAGACGAGGTTGGCCAATTGGGCCGGGTACAACACCACCGGAATCAAATGAGCCGGAAATATCAAAGAAGTCTGGAAGCGCTCCACCAATCCCCTCAACAGCCCAATCGGGAAGGTCGTCAGAAACGTCCAAAAAATCCTGTATTTCATCAATCAAGTCACTAAACGCAGATATCAGAGATTTAACTGATTCGACCCAAGCGTTAAACTTATTCACAATCGCAGAAACCCCACTCACAATTGTCGCTTTAATTCTTTGAAAAATGTTTTGTACAAACTTCCATATTGAAGTGAATATGCTTGACCAGTAATTAAGATACTGTTTCAACCCAGCTTTAATGTTTTTAGCGATAGCATTAAGCTTCCTGATTATATACGAAGTTATTTTGCTCCATATTAGCTTCACCTTCATCCACGATGTCTCCAGCTTCCTTTTCAAAATCGTTGCAAGGTTTTTTACTGTTGCCATTGCTCCCTCTCCGTGCTTTTTGAACGCAATAAAGAGGGCAATCACGGTTCCAATAGCAACGGCAACAGCCAGTACCGGTGTTGATAATGCTGCGATGGCTACTGATAGTGTTCCCAAAACTACCAAAAGCGGACCAATCGCCGCCACTACTGCTCCTATATAAACAATGAATTTCTGCGTGGCCGGTGAGGCACTTTCAAACGCATCGGCCGCACTGCTTAATGTGTCTGCCAAACTATTGAGCGGACCTTCCAGCTCGTCAATCAAAACATCCCCAAGCGCTCGCCCCGCCTTTTTGACGGCGTTCATTGCTTCAGCTAAGTCTCGGCTAAAACTTTCCGATTTCTGGTAAGCCTCATCAACAGAACCGGCAGCGTCTGCTTGCCCCTCCAGAACTTCCGTCGCTCGTTCACCGCTGTCAGAAAGCAGTACCTGCGCAGCATTGAGTGCATTCCCAGAACTGATAACATCCTCGATTCCCTGACCGGTTTCATTTAACTGCGTTCGCAGGTCTTCAAGGGCAGCAATTGCGTCATCTTCTAAGTCAGATTTTAGCTCTTCTGCGCTTGTGCCAGCCTTTTGAAGGGCTTTTTTTGCACTTTTAGACGGGTCTTGAAGAGTTCTAAGCATGGACGCAACAGCACGACCACCTCGTTGTGTGTCCCCAAATCGTTCAGAAACAACACCAAGAATCGACCCAAACTGGTCGATTGATATTCCCAACTCAGCGGCTAGAGAAGATCCACGACTGAAAGCGCCAACCAGATTTTGAACCTCAACCTGCGTATTTGCAGCAATATTGACGATTTTGTTTAATGCGCCTGTTGCACTATCTACACTATCAGCGTATAAATCAGTGGCTGTTGTCGAGACATCTACTATTTTTTCCAGGTCACCAAAACCGGAAGCAGATGCCCTCGTGGCCTCATTCACAAGCTCTTGTGACTCGGTCAAGTTGAGAGACCCTGACATTGCCTTTTGGAAACCATCGAAAATATCATCTGTTGCCTGGCCTGTATCGACAGCAATATCTTCAACGCTTTCACCTATTTTTCCTATTTCTTCACTTGTTAGATCGGCGGTGGACTGCACCTCCGACATTTTACTGTTGAAATCTGTAGAAAACTTAACTGCGGCACCTGCTGCACCAGCAAGTGGTACAGACACAAACCGTGTCATTTTTGAGCCAACACGCTGCATTGACCGGCCAACCTTCCGGGCTTTATCCTGCAAGCCCTGCATTTGCGATTGGGCATTTTGGAACGCCTTTCGCGTGTTGTTGGTAGCATTTATTAAAACTTGTAGTTTCTCTGTACTAGCCATGTTTGTTTTTCTGTTTTTCTATTTCCTCTTGCTCTTGGTTGAGAACCCAAATAATATCTTGGATAAACGACCAGTCCTGGTGCATATATTCTTGCTTTGTCCAGCCCATCTCCCGGCAGACATGTACTCGGGTTAGCTCTCTATCTGTGGGCTGTCCTCGTCTAAAAAAGCACTAAAATCGGCAGAATTAACAATGGCGAGAAAGTCTTTCATTTCCAAAAACCCAACATGTTTATTTGTTGGCTCAAGCTCGTTGCCGTCTTCATCAGTAAAGTTCCAGCCTTGGGTAATCATTGCTACCAATTCCGTCGGACTCATCTGTTTGGGATTTTTTGGGTCAATACCATCAAAATCAATCGGTTTTACCTTTTTATACATTGTTACTTCACCACCACTCACTGGTAATTCAATAGTCTGCGTTTCTCGTTGTGTAGAAAGTGTTGGCATGTTGACAAAGTTTAGTTAATTAGTAACAATAACCTTGACGATTGCTAGTTAAACAAATATCCATGACAGCAAATAACAGTAAACCGTGGTTCAACACGTGGTGGGGCAATGTGGTGGTGCTTTCCGTTGTTGCGGTAGTGGTGATTGCTATTGCTGGAGGGCTATTTCAAACCAGTGAAAACGTCGCGACCGAATCCAACGTGGCGTCTCAACCAAACGAAGCTGACTCTTCATCTACTTCAACCCGCGCCACACGCTCAGGTGAAGAAAACGACTTGGACATGATAGGGCTGGAATCCAAACTTTATGATCAGGTCAATGCTGACGGCTTTTTTGCGACACTTGATAGTCTTGATTTAGCTGGTTCTGGCACACCACCGGAACAAGCGAAGGCTACGTTTTTCTCTGGTGTCGTTTCTGACCAGCTTGAGTACAACCAGAAAGCGGTAGCAGTGGCAGAATTTATGTTCAGCAATTATGACTTTAGCCGGTTCAACATGTCATTTGAATCAACCGTAGAAGACCGGTACGGTAATCAGTCACAAGAACCAGTTATTACATACACGATCACTGAAAACACAGCCGACAAGATAAACTGGAATAACTACAATCCTTCGCAGTTCTGTAATCTACTTCAATCCGAACCGAGCCCCAACAACTGCCAAGAAAACTTTTCGCAATTCTAACTGGCTATAACCCACCTCTTTTGATTTACTAACTAATCTACTCAATCATGTCAGGAAACAATAATGAACCACTGTACGAGAAAGACTGGGGTATCGTGCTAATTCTTTTCATCTGGCCGTTTTATATTCCCTATCTCTTTCTCAAGGAACTCGTGGGCAACAATGACCCCGACCCGCCTACAAATTACCCAAGCCCAACGCAGCAAGCCACATTTAAGCTTACGTTAGATGACGGCACGGAGATTGAAGCGGAAATCGAAGAGCTTAACTTACAGTTTCTAATTAACAAGTGGCACGGCTACTTCAAAGATACCTACTTGCCAATTCTAACCGAACAATTCGAAGAACATGACTTAGACGAACGCACTATGCGTCGTAAGTTCGAGCATACAGTTAAGTTTTTCTACAGTAATCAGGAGACGGTCGAAAAGAATAAATCAACAGACGCAGTAAACGCTTTAGAAATTATCGCAGTAGACGACGAGCGGACATGTGAACATTGTCGTGATCATCACGGGAGAGTATTTCCAACCGACAAAGCGCCAACATTACCACACCACAACTGCGATAACCTTAAGAACGATCCACAAGATTGGTGTCGGTGTTTTTTCGGTTCGGTCTACAAGGAAGATCTGTAAAAGAACACTAGTTTTACCTCATTCCGGAGGAACTCCTAATAGCTTGCTACATCATTACGCAGTTCCGCTTCTATCGCGTACGCCTCCGTGCTGTCGTAATGGGCTTGAAAGTCAATGCCCTCGGTAACCACATCTTCCAGGGATCGGTCTTGATCGTAATCTTCGAAGGTAATATGCGGCATTGTAAATCGTAGCCGTGGGCTGTCACCGCTTGCCAAGCTTAAATCACTCCGTTCCATCGTGACGCGAAGGGCCAGACTATTGTTTTGCGCATAGTCGTTGTGCAGATCCTCGTTTTCATAATCAGCTGTCAGTGATCCGCTTATTTCAACCAGCCCGGCAAGAATTTCTTCTGGATTCTCGTCACCCATTTGGTTATTACCGTCAGAGTTGTTATCAATTGAAAGTGAGAACTCTTTGAGTGTCTGGCTGTTGCCGGAAAGTGAGCCCACATCACTCGCCATCTCGATTGTGACGTCGGTGTGGTTAAATAGTGCGTCGGTATCGGCGTAAGCTGGTGAGAAGTCATTCTGTGTCGTTTCATCTTGTGCAACAAAAGGTGATACTGTTGCCTGCACAACGTCATCAGCGGGCGTCTCAAGCTCCAAAGAGCTCACCACCGCCCCAACGTACCCGTAATCCTGGTAATTGCTATTTTCGTTAGCTAACGCTAGGCTCAGCGTCTGAAACAGCGGACTGGAGGCATTAATTTGGAAGGTGTGATCGTATGTACCTGTTGAGCCGTCTTCAGTAGAATTAACTGTTCCCATAAGCGAGTACAGAATGTATCCGATCGTCTCCGCGCGGACATTAAACTCCAAGTCTCCTTCGGCCCACTTGCGGACTAACTCGCTCCCTTGTGAGTTAACTCCAGTACCACGCGCCTCCTCGATTGGCGTCTTCTCGGTCTGGATCGTTACACCCGCCGGTGAGCGTCCGGGAATAAAGTCAGCTGGGCTTTCAAATGTGTTGCGTGTGCCTTCGGTGGCCACACCAATTTGAACATTGTCTCCTCGTAATTTCGGCATAATTAACTATTTAATTTATCTAAAGCTTGTTGATAATTGTCGGCCGTGATTGTTTCCCCTTCGGCCGGAAAGGTATAAGTGCGCCGCTTGTCCGTGCTTTCGGTGTCTGTCTCGTCTTCACTCTCCGCTTCGCTATCGTCTTCGTTTAGCAATCGCTCGGCTAATTCAACTTTTGTGCCACTGACTTTTCGGTCGTTTTCCGCCAGCGTCTCTTTAAGATCTGCTTTGTCTTTATCCAGCAAATCGTCTTTGGTAAGTTGTTTGTTTTGGTAATTTTCAAGCATACAAAAAACGCACCCCCGGTAGGAGGTGCGCTGAAAGTTAATCCATAACGCTTTTATGTTGTAGCAATATTATAACACAGACACAGCACAAACAGTAAACCCAGCCTTATACACAAAAACCATACCCCACCACTCCCTTCTGATAAACTCTTTGAGGGTTAGCACAGTAGTTCAGTGTAACTGTATGTGGAGATAAATACAGTTAACAGGTTAGAAATTAAGGCTGAAGCTGAGCGTTTTGTGGAAAACCGAACGCATTTTGCGGTCGACCCTTCTAGTTTTGCCCATGGGGGTGGAGCGAAACCGTACTCCATCGCCGTGAATGCTTGCTGACCTCTGAGACTTGTCAGAAACGACCCGAAGTGTGGTGAGACTTTTTCCGGGCTGTTTCGCACAAGTCCCCGAAGCCACGCTTTTAGTTGAGCTCCAGCAGCTGACACTTCCCTTGTGCGTGCTAGTACCCGCTAGCGGTACGTAGTTGATAAAGCAGAGTAATACCGATCTCTGCTGGTGGTTTTCTTTGTGTTCCCCGAAAGAAAAAGAGTCTGTACCCCCGGTTGTAAGTGGGTACAGACTCCTTTGTACAACCGGGAATGCTCTGTATCGTAGAGATACACGCTTCCCAGCCGAATGGTTTTTGTGCTAACTACTTATAGTATAGCATCAGTTATCCAGTCGCACAACCAGACGAAGTTCAATTGAAAAGCCGATAAACATGCCGTCATCCTCCCGGAATGAACGCCATTCGGACGGAGCCGGCTCAGCCGACTCAAAGTAAGCCCGGTCTACCCATTCATCATCCACGAATATCTCAACCAGTTCGCTAATCGCATCGCCAACCGCCTTCTCTGCGTCTTCAAACGGTTCGTTGCCGACTTTATAAAAACCGAGAACGGTAAACAGGTATGTGTGTTTGTCTTGTGCTGTTGAGGCGTACTCGGCTTCGTTGTTGCCCGGTACCACGTACACAGCCGGCCAGCTGTCCAGTTCTGCAACCGGTTTTGAGTAAGCGTGTGTTTCGTTTATCGTGGTCGCCTCATTTTTGATTGTCGTCGCGATGATTTCACGTAGTTTATTTATGTCTAAATTCATATTATACGGCTCGTTTTAATGCGGCTGATAATCGATTGTTCACATACCGTTCATTGTCTTCAACAGCTTCCCGCAAGAATGGCTGCGCTTCTGTTCCGTCCTCAGCGATGCTTTTGGCAACTGCAAACGGCGGTAGTCCTTTATTTTGCGCCCAGTCTGCAAGGGCGGTGTTTTCACTAAACGGTGGCCAGTGTGGCTTAGTTCCCTCGTGGACGTATATGCCGTATTCGGAATTGACGATAACGCGGTGCCGGGCAATACCACGCCGTTGTGCTTTGATAGACTCCTGTAAAGCTCCTGTATTTCCTGGCGCATTTTGTTTAGCGTCATTTTCTATCTTGTGGGCCGCTCTGTCTAGTGCAGTATCTACTTCTTTAGTGACCTCTCTAGGCTTACGCTGAAACTCTCGTTTCACTTTGTCTATGTTGTCTATATGTATGCTAATCTGCGGCATGCTACATACGGATTATTACCTTCAGATGATCAAGCTCGTCTCGCCCGCTGTACTCCTCAACGCCGATAACCGAGTACTTACTACCGTCCCGGATAATTCGGTCACCCTCAACAATGTCTGTGTCCGGGCAGTACATTTTGTAGTCCTGGCCAAACGTGTTTTCCACACCTTCGGTTTTCTCTTTGTCATACGGCTGAATCATACAATTAAGACTGCTTATATGCGTCTGGTAGGATTTACCCGTGCTGTCACTGCTCATTCGCTGCAGTTCGACTGTCTCGTTGAAAAGATTATCCATATTAGAAGCGGTGACGGCGGTAATTCTCCAGTATCGTCTCCGTGCGTTCATAATCAGACCAGTGGCTTTCGTCTTTATAGGTTACCGAGTAATCCCCAAAACTTTCTTTTTTGACTTCTTCGTCAGTAGAGACGTTGGCATTCATGATCCCGGCCACAAGCACGGTAGCCGCCAACTCAATATCTCGCGGCACCTCACCGTATCCCCACTTAGCTTCAACGGTAATGTTTTGTGTGTCTTTCGGAAATACTTTTGTGTCCAGCTTAATAGCAGTTTTGGGCGTATCATTGGCTGGCAAACCGTTCCACTCGCCGGTGTCTAAAGCATTATCATCGATATCCCGTGTGACCGACACGATGTCATGAGCATCATCAATAATTAGCTCATCGGTGCCGTCACCATCAAACACCCGCTGGCTGGCTGTGTTGGCGGTGCCGAACGTCCGGCCGGTCTCATTATCAATATGCGCCTCCACGGACTCAATAAACCGTGTGAGCGTATTGCCATAACTACTATCGATATCAGCGTCAATATAATCTTCAATTTTGTCTTTTGATGTATACATAGTTAACAATTGTTAGCTCGTTTCGTAACCGTATTACTCCGGTCGGTAATTGTGTCCGACCGTCCTGTTATCGGACTGTCCCGATCGCATGTTGGGCTGTATGTAATCGGTTTAGTTGTGTTTCCGTAGGCTGTATTGCTGTAAGCGGAATGTCCGTACATATACGAATTAATTATGTTCCGTCTGGCACCACACGTTCATGCATAAAAAATACGCACCCGTAATGGATGCGCTGAACGTTAATTCGTGACGCTATTTGGCTGTGTCCCAATTATATCATGTCATTGGGCAATCGGGAATGACCGGCCGGTGTCCGCCAAACGAGCACTGCTTACGGCTTCGTCTTCTCATAGATAGTCTGTATCGTTGCTGGCGAAAGGGCTCGGTTGTAAATACGCACGCTGTCCATTTTGCCGTTAAAGTATCTGCTATCGTTTGCACGGTGTCCCAAAAAGAGCGTGTCACTGCTTGTGTCGGGGTTACAGTCCGCATTCGCCGCATAAACACGACTGCCATCTCGGTAGAAGCGTAGCTGTGTAGCAGCTTTGTCGTACACAACCCCGTAATGGCTCCACTGGTCGAGCTTGATTTCGCCATTGTATCTACCGAATGTACCGCAGCCGCCAACGGGATTGCAAAAAAAGCTACCTTCACTTTGAAACTGCCAAATGTGGAGGCGGTAATTATTACCCGTGCTCCACTCAATAAGTGGATTCTCACTGCCGTCTGACCGCGGTTTCAACCAAAACGTTACGGCAAACGAATCGCTGTCTCCAGCACCACTGGGGTCAGGCGGCGAGCTGATTTCCACGTAACTATCTAACCCATCAAAATCATACGCCTGCCCAACTATCCCATCAACACCTTGCGTCACCCCCCCCCTGATGGTACCGTCGTAGCCGTTTTTGGTCTCATCAAAGGCCGTTCCGCCAGCATTCTCTCCCAGCGGGTAGTACGCCATCAGCCCATCATCAATAATTGGCAGCACCTCGCCGTCTTTTTTCAGCACACTTCCGTTGTTGAGTAATATCTTTTTGGTCATAAACTTATGGCTTCGTTTTCTCGTAGATGTTGATAGCTTCTGTACTGGTGAGTTCACGGTCATCAAACAGCATAAACTCTGCCAGCTTAACATCGCTACTTTGGTCGGGGTCTTTGTTGGCATCGCTTCGGGACCCAAACCGCATTGGCCAGCCGTCTTTGGTAATGTTGTCACTTGTTAGCTGGTTTTCCTGCACGTTCAGGTCGCCCTGGTCTTGCCCGTCAATGTACATCGTAACCCCTGATGGGGTTTTTGAGCCGTCATAGGTGACCACAATATGGTGCCAACTGCCGTCATCACAGTTGGTATACCCATTAACGTTAAGCGCATTACCACTCCAGGAGTTGATAATGTGGATTGCTGGACTAGGCAAATTCCACAAGTCAACGCCACGATGTGGGTCGGAGTTGTAATGAATGGCAAAAGTAGCATTCGTTGCGCCAGGCGATTTAACCCAGATAGCGTAACTAAACGGTCGATTGCCCTTGAGCGTGTTCTCCGCATCATAGTCGGCCGCCGCATTATCAAGGCTTCCCGTTAAATCTAACGCATACCGTACGGGACCGTCCGACCACCCGCCCGTTTCTATTGTTGCGTTGTTGCTGTTTTTGGCTTCTTCATGCACAGTGGAACCGCTTCCTGCCGCCATCGGGAAATACATTATCAAGTCGTCCGTATCAATCGGCACCGTAGCACCATCACTGCGTCGGTGTACCGTGCCATCGTTTAGCAGTGTCTTTTTTACCATAATTAGCTAAATCGGGCATTAACATCGGCTTGCGTGCTTTGTGTCGAGCCAGTTTGATTGACAACCTTCAGGATAATATCGTCGCCACCGCTCACGGAAATTGTGTTGGTGCTGTTTGTGTACGTACTAGATACGACGTCCGTCTCACTGCTTTGGGTCACATTTTCCAGCACGACCTTTAAGCCTGTCGGGCTGTTTCCCGTGTCATTACTTACCGAACCAGCGAGAAACTCAAAATTAACTGAAGACGGTGCGGTACCTCGCCACAACGTGTGTTCTTCGGTATCACCCATCGTGATTTGGGAGGTGCCTGGCGTGATAGTCGGCAGGCTGACGGCACTCCTGGCTTCACTGTCGGTGTACCGTTGGTGATGAGCGTC